GAACGGGGCGTAGGTGGCCGTGTTACCCACCTCAACGTAGGTTGGGAACAGGCGGGTGTACCACTTCGACTTCAGATCCTGTGAGGTCCGATAGCCTACGCCACTGGCGTACCTTGTGCCATAGCCACGCTCGTACCAGCGGCCGGCGGGGTTGTCCGGGCTGTTGGCAATGGTCTGCGGCGGGTAGACCCGGGTCTTGGTCCTGATCTCGCTGCCGATTGCGCCAAGCACGCTCTGAAACACGTCCTGCCGGCCGAGCTTCTCCAGCCGCAAGTGCAGGATGCGCAGGTCCTCAGGGTTGACATCAATGCTAATCACAGGTCCACCACGTAGCCGATGTCACACCGGCAGTTCGGGTGTGCGGGCGGCACAACGCCCGGGCCATGCCCGCTCGGATCCCAGCCGCCCTCGGGTGTCTCACGCAGCTCGTTCAGCGGGGCACAGATGTCGCACACCAGGTCGTCGTTGTTGGTCTGCCAGATCCCGACCATGGGGATGCCGGCGGCCGCAATCTCGTCCGCCGCCAGCTTGGCGCCCTCGTAATGCGCCCGGGTCAGCTCGGTCACGGCGATGGTGTTCGCCCTGGCCTCGCCGAACACGTTGGCAAGCATCGCTCGCAGGTCGCCCATCGTCATGCCGGGCGTGTTCTGGAACTGCATCAGGGCCTCGGCGAGCAGCCGCTGGCTGGTGATGTTGATGTCACGCACCAGGGTGAACGTCGCCGTGGACAGAGCCGCCCAGAGCTTATCCCAGATGGGGTCAGGATACTTCATGCTTCCTCAGCAGCTCCTCGGCCTCACGCCGGGCAACCTCGATCAGGATCGGCTGGAGCGCATAGTACATCTTCTCGTCCTCGCTGAACCACGCACCGCCGGCCAGCACCCGCTCCATCTGTGCCTGCAGCAGGTCATAGATCAGCCGGGTAAGAGCGGCCTCACCACTGACGGAAGATTGCCGTGACATCGGCCGGCGTCCTAGCTTGCCCCAGACGGGCTCTAATGGCCCCTACAAGGGCCGGGGACAGGTCTGGCGTATCAAATGGCACATCTGCCGGTTTCCCGGCCTTCAGCGCATTGAGGGCTTTTCGGCGCCATGCCCGAAATGGGGTGGTTAGGACCTCTTCGGGGATCTCGTCCTCATCTGGGGCGTCTTCCTCCGAATAGCCCAACTCGGCTCGGGCGGTCTCCTTGCTGATGATGTTGGCGTCCACCAGGCCCTTCAGCCGCTCGGCCTTGGCATTCTCGTCCTCTTGCAAGATGTCGAGGTCGTCGGTTGCGAATTGGAACTCGACGCTCTCGTCGATCTCCCGCACCAACTCAGCATTGATCACATCGGCATATGCATCTGCCCTCGGGATGATTGTCTCCTCGATCATACCAATGCGGGCCTCGTGCGCCGTGGCGAAGTTGGCAGCATCAAGATCCCCGACCAGGACCATAGGGACATGGAAGGCCGTGCAGATGTCCCTACGGGCCTGGTCTCGGACCTCTTCGAGCGCCATCTCGCCCAGGTTGGAGGAGAGGACCTGGGCTTCGAGGCCCTTGTCAACGAAGGCGGGCTGATGGTGCTTGCTCGCCCCGCCGAACTTCGACTTCCACCACGTTTCGAGCTTGGTCATCTCGGACTGGGGCACAACCTGCTCGGTGTGGATCAGCAGCCCGGGCAGCGCATCGTTCTCGAAGAACGACTTGATGTAACGGGCCGACTCGTACTCTGCCAGGATCGCCTGCTTGCACACCTCGGCCATGGGCACGCCCTTGCCCAGGTCGTCGGTCGGGTGGAACTCACGGAAGTAGATCACCGCCTCACGGGGGAATGTGCGCTCTTCCTGCTTGCCCGCCGTCAGGATGCGCTGCGTGAACCCGGTCACGCCACGAGGCGATGTGTTGACCGTGATCGTGTTGGGGTTGAGCCGCTGCAGCTCGCCGCCATTCTTGAGCCAGAAGGCGGCGCCGTTCAGGCACATGTCGAACTCGCTCGCCGCCAGTTCGGCCGACCACGAGCGCCCATCCGCCCAGGCGTTGAGCATGTCATAGAGCGTGTGCCCCTCAACCACATCGTCAGTGTCCTTCTTGACGATGCGCCAGGGGAGCTGGCCGAGGCTCGACGCCCTGATGTTCATGCAAGCGAAGGCCCAGGGCGACTTGCTGTACTGCCCTGAGCCGCTGTAGCCCTGACCGGTAACCAGGTCATAGGCGCCCAGGCTCGGGATGTTGACGACACGATACTTGCCGTTGGCGTAGAGGACGGAGGGTCTCATGCTAGGCTAAACCTCCCGAGCATCGCTTGGTGGAGCATCAGCGCACGAGCGATGACCGTGTCATCGTGCAGCCCCTCGGGTGCGCCGTAGGTCACGTGGCCCATCGGGGTCACCTTCATCTCGTAGGCCTCTAGCTCGTTGTTGGCGTATGGTATATCAAGCCAACGCCATGAGTGTTGTTCGAATGCCAACCGCATCGCCTGAATGATCTGCGCCTTCGAGGCCATGTTCGTCTCGAAGCCCCTGACCTCGACGCCATCTTCCCGCATCTGCTCGATGTTGGGCTGGCCCATGCTGTTGGCCTCGGCCAGGATCTCGGGCAAGATCGGCAGTCGGCCGAGTATCGCCTTGATACGGTTACGTTGGGCGGGGTAGTCTGTTGCATTGAACCGCTCTAGCAAGATTTCTTGCATACACTCGCTACAGCCGCAACTAATAGCAGTGTAGTCCGATTTCTGGCCCCAGTCAATACCCAGGCACAAGCGGGGATGTGTACAAGTGTTGGTGCTTGTACCGGGCTTGTACAAGTTCTCCTGGATGTATCTGAACACCTGGCCCTCGTGCTCGGTGAACTCGGCCAGGATCTCCTGCTGGAAGGTGACGTTGAGCATCGTGCGGTAGAGCTGCTCGATCTCGGCGTCGGCAATGTCGGGGTTCTCCAGGGGATGCGGATCCCTGACCAGTTCGCCCTGATCGAGCCTGAACCCCTTGGTTGGGGCACGCCAGGCCCGAGAGCTCGGCTCGTCCTGGGCACGAAGCCACTCCTGCCAGTACCAGTTGCGGCCGTTGGGGCTGCCAATCAGCCACGCCCACCCGCCTGTGTCGATGAGCATGGGCCGGACAACTTCGAACCAGCTCTCGGGCTTGACGTATGCGGCCTCATCGATGACTACGCCGTCGCAGGTATGGCCCCGGGCGTTGTCGGGGTTGTCCAGCGAACGGAAGATGATCTTGCCGGCATTGGGTAGCGCTATCTCCATTCGTGAGATGTTCTTGTCGCCAGTGGCCCCTAAGGCATGTAGACATTCAGACCACCCAATCCGGCAGGTGTCGAACACAGGAGCGCCCCATAGGATCTGAGCTCCCTCAAGCGCAGCCTCAAGCGCAATGGATGCGCACAGGGTCGTCTTTCTCCACCGCCGCCCGGCCGCCAGCCAGTTGAACCTCTTCGCCTGGCTCCTCACCGTCTTCTGACCCTGATGCGGGTAAGGCAGCCTGATCGACGCCAGGCCGCCAGTCATTGACGTATTCAATCTGCACCTTCACGGGTTCCATCTGCACACGCTCGCCCCAGTCCTCACGGAAACGGAGGCCGAGAAGCTTGTGCATGTCACGGCCCTGGTGGACCGCCTGGGCGAGCCACTTCCGCTCCGCCTCGGCCTCTGCTTGGCGTACCTCCTCGAGGAAGTCGGGCATGGTTCGCAGGTAGTTGTAGAAGGTCTCACGATGGATGCGAGCGGCGCCATAGGCCGCCCGATGCGTACAGCCCTCCCGCAGGATCTCAAGGATGAGTTCCCGGGCCTGTGGCGTCAGCTTACACTTACGACCCAACTTCGCCAAGAGTCACCGCCCAACACTTGTCGACCGGAACGTCGACGAACTGCTCATCCTCCCCGCCCCGGGCATTCGGAACCCGGACACGGGGTGAGTCCTCGATCACATCACCGGGTACAACCAGTGCCAGCCGGAAGTCCTGTGACAGAGAAAACAGCAGTAGGGGGCGCCCATTGATGAACTTGAGCTTGCGGCACGGCACATGGACCGTATCGAACACGAAGGACCCATTCGACCATGTCCCCCGACGAGCCTCGACCTCGATGTCGATGCCGTGTCCGTCCCTGAACGCTCGTAGATCGACCCCGAACTGTCCCTCCGGCTCACGCTGGACGACATAGCCCCTGCGCTCCATGAACAGCTTGACCGCACTGCAGGCCGGCTCATTGAACTGCACGTACTCACTCCTCGAGAAGGTCGGCAGTCTCGCCTCGTGTCAGATCCCGAAGCAGCTCGTTCGCATTGTGCCAGATGCAAACGGGCGCCTGTTGCTTGGCGTGCCACGCACGCTCGTCGTCAGTCAACTCGCCGTTCTCTGCCTTGACCTCAACGACGAACCACTTGCCCCTGTATGATACCAGAAGATCGGGCACGCCATGTCCCAACTGGTGTAAATGAGAGACGGTCGCTCCAATACCACGGGCGACCGCTACTAGATCAGACTGATTGTTGTCTACTCTACTTATTGTTCTGGTCATCTTACTCTACCAGACTACATCGGCCCCGCCCCGCCCCCATTTTGGTATCTTAGTAGAGCCGCCTCGACTTGTCAAGTGGTCTATCCTTAACGACCTCCACCTGATGAACCTGCGGGAAATCTTTAAGGTTCAAGTGGGGGAATGTGTGCCATAGTGGGGTCAGGAAGAAGGTGCAGCATGAAGGCCATCGCAGTAATCTACCTGATCGTGTCCGCAATGTTCCTGTACGCCAGCTTCATCGGGAGTGTATCGCCCCTTGCTCAGGGCTTCCTGATCATGGGGATGGGCGCCACGGGTACTCTCCTGGCCGTCGTGGCCCTCATGTACAAGCCGGCATGAACGAGATGACGCCCGACCGCCTGCATGACGTGATGAGCTGCATACCGCACGACTTGATGGGGATGCGC